CTGTTGCAGCGGCACTACCTGTTGCTTGTGTAGCATCATATGCGGTCTCCCTTGTTTTTCTTGCAGCAAAAATCGCTGCTTTACTCGTAGCTTTTGCGGCACGACCCGTAGCTTTTGCGGCACGACCCGTAGCTTTTGCGGCACGACCTACGCGTGTTAAAAATATTTCATTAGTGGTAGGTTGTATTTGCCGAAACACATTACGTAATTCTTTGTATACTTCCGTAATCACGTCTAATCGTGCAAATTCATCCTGTGTTATATCCTCTATTTTCTTTATGATGGGTTTATAAACAGTATGTGTGTCAGGTGCATTCTCCGCCGTAAATAGAGCATCCTCACTGTATTTTTGAGACGTCTTAACCTTTTCGATATTGTCAATAATGCCTTTTATTTTATCCAACGTTTTGACTATATCATCGACAATGTTATATTTGCCAGTTTCAATTAAATATTCATTCTTTATTATGTTAATATTTTCAACAGTTTCAACTTTTTCACCTTCTTTATATGGTGATGGGTCATTTAATAATCCTAATATTTTGGTAATAAACGTATCAAAATCATTCGGTTTGGTGAAATCATCTATCGCTTCGTTCAACTCATCTTTAAGGGAATTATGATGTGTAAATATAGTATGCGGTACTTGTCTTGAATAATTTAATTTTTCAAATGATTCATTCAATAAATTTTTGATTTCTGAATTTTTTACATTGGCTATTATGTTTTCAAAAATGGATGTATTGCCAGTATCCACTTGTACTTGGGACTGCATAACGTCATATTTGTCAAAATAGTTAGTATTATTATATGAATTAGATATTGTGTTTAAATTTGCCAATACGTTTCTTACGTTTTCTGCTGCTGCTGCATATCGTGCTTTTTTCTTTTGTTCTTTTTCTGCTGCTGCTGCATATCGTGATTTTTGCTTTTGTTCTTTTTCTGCTGCTTCTATTTTTCTCGCTTTTTCTGCATCTATTTTTGCGAATAATCTTTTTCTTGCTTCTTCGTTTAGTAATGCTTCTTTTTCACTCGGTTGTGGTTGTATATTGACCATCTCTACTGTCCCTGCATCTATTTTATTTATTTGGGATTTGTTGTGTGTGTTTGATTCTCGTATTTTTTGGGATTTGTTATGTGTATTTGCTTCTCGTTTTTTTTGGGTATTATTTTGCAATCTACGTTTTTCTTTTTCAAGTGTTGCTAGTCGTTGAATGGGGTCTTTAATAAACAATTTTCCCGTATCAATTCTGGGGTTCAAGTAATTCTTAACGATGTCAATCTTTTTTCGTAGATCTATAACTTTCTTATTATGTTCAGTATTTATGCGAGTCGCATCATTTTTTTCAAGTAAACGTGAAGGCATTTTTTAAATAATTGGTATACACTATTGGAGATTATAATTCATACGGTAATATGGATAAAATTGATTATAATAAATATGTAATGCACAATATAAAAAAGCAAGCATAAGTAGTAAAAATGAAACAAGCGAACAAACTATTGGTATTTGATGTGGAAACAACAGGATTGTTGCCAAAGAATGTAAAACTATCTCCTCTTAGTATTGGCGAATTCCCACATATACTGCAATTCAGCTACTTGCTATATGACGTAGATAAAAACGATATTATACAAACAACGGATAATTACATCAAGGTGGATTCCAATGTTGTCATTAGTCCTAAAATCACGGAATTGACTGGAATCACACGTGAAAAATGCAATGGTGGTATTAGTATGTTGAATGCTTTGAATGATTTTTACGATTTATATTCGAGAAGTGATGTAATCGTGAGTCATAATATGAATTTCGATCGCACAATGGTATTGGTCGAGTTGTGTAGATATCATGAAGCGATAACAAACACTATTCCGTATATATTCACTCTGTTTAATAAGTCACATATGGACAGATCCAAAATGGAAACGTATTGTACAATGCAACACGGTGTTAATGTGTGTAATATTATGGTTGAGTCGAAGACGAACCCTGGTAAACCGTATAAGAAATGGCCGCGCTTGATTGAATTGTATGAACATCTGTTTGATTATCGCCCCGAAAATCTGCACAATTCGTATATTGATAGTTTGTTGTGTCTGAGATGTTATTTGAAAATGGTGAAGGACATCGATAATCCCGAGTTTGATATCCTACTGCCTCGTGTGTAACTCAACACCATAAATGTATTGATTTTATAAAATTATAAAATGAATAGTTGAATTCCATATATTAAACCGCTCACCACTAACCCGAGCACATTTCACATACCTCGGGTTCATCATCCTTTATATTATTATTTTTTTTCTCTGGTTCAATGGTGAATTGCTGCGCATGATGAACCGCACGGCGACGTAAATAATAAATACCCGTTTTCAATCCTTTCGACCAACTATAAAAATGCATGGATGTAAGATTATTATAGTTGGGGTCTTCGAGCCATAGATTCAAACTTTGGCTTTGGCAAACGAACACGCCTCTATCCGCTGCCATATCAATGACATGTTTCATTGGGATTTCCCAAACCGTTTTATATTTGTCTTTAATATGTTGGGGGACATTTTCAATCTGCTGAATGCTGCCTTGGTTTGCGATAATATTATTTTTAATCGTTTCATTCCAAATGCCCAAATCGATGAGGTCCTTCATCATATATTTGTTTGCCACAATGAATTCGCCAGCAAGTGTGCGGCGATTGTAAATGTTACTCGTAATGGGTTCAATGCATTCATTGTTGCCCAAAATTTGTGATGTGGATGCAGTGGGCATCGGCGCGAGCAGCAGTGCATTGCGCATGCCATATTTCTGAACATCGGATTTAAGGCTTGTCCAGTCATAGGTTAATCGACTTTGGTCGAAATCTGTCCATAAATCGAATTGCAATAGACCTTGGGATGCCGGAGATCCGTCAAACGTTTCGTATGCTCCTACAAAGGGTGATTTTTTGCGAATCAAATCAATCATGATTGCCTTCTCTTCCTCTTGGAAAATGCTGCACGAAAGGTCGGGATCATTGTCGTAATGTTCTTCAATGTATTTGAATCGCTCTCTCGCAATGTCACATGAACTTTCAACGGCTGCGTGATAGATTGTTTCGAAGATTTTGAAATTCACGTTTTTCGCGTCGGTGCTTTCGAAAGGAATGTTCAATTTAAAAAAGACATCTGCGAGTCCTTGTACACCAATACCAATGGGACGATGACGCATATTACTTTTGCGTGTTTTCGGGGTGGGGTAATAGTTTACATCAATGATTTTATCAAGATTACGGGTCACCACTTTCGCGACGCTGTGCAGTTTTTCGTAATTAAACACTGGATTATTGGAAGAATCTACTTCGATGAATGCGGGAAGACCGAGACTAGCCAAATTGCACACAGCGGTTTCATTCTCGTCACTGTATTCGGTAATTTCGGAGCATAAATTGGATGATTTAATAATCCCCACATTTTTTTGATTTGATTTACGGTTAACACTGTCTTTAAACAGAAGATAAGGAGTTCCAGTTTCCATTTGAGCATCCAATACTCTGAACCAAAGATCGCGTGCTTTAATTGTTTTCCTCCCCTTTCCTTCGGATTCGTATTTTTCATAGAGTGCATCGAACTCTTCACTATGTACGTCACTCAACCCAGGACATTCATCAGGACACATCATCGTCCAGTCACCGTCAGATTTAATACGTTTCATGAAAAGATCGGGAATCCATAGTGCATAGAAAAGATCGCGCGCCTTCATTTCTTCGTCGCCGTGATTTTTGCGCATTTCCAAAAAATATTCAAGATCCGCATGCCATGGTTCTAAATAAATAGCGAAACTACCGTTTCTTTTTCCGCCTCCTTGGTCAACGTATTTGGCAGTGTTATTAAAAACGCGCAACATAGGTACAATGCCATTAGATACGCCATTTGTACCACGAATGTGACTACCCGATGCCCTTACATTGTGAATATGGAGACCAATACCGCCCGACCATTTCGAAATCAAAGCACAATCTTTGAGTGTGTTGTAAATGCCATCAATGCTGTCGTCTTCCATTGCAATCAGGTAGCACGAGCTGAGTTGGGGGTGAGGAGTACCTGCATTAAATAGAGTGGGTGTACCGTGTGTGAAATATTTTTGACTCATATACATGTAACTTTGTTTGACATTGTCGAGGTCTTTACCGTGAATGCCGATACTTACACGTAGCCACATGTGTTGGATGCGTTCAACAATGACGTCATTGATACGCATTAGGTAGGCGCGTTCGAGTGTTTTAAATCCAAAGTAGTCGATCAAATAGTCACGACTATACACAATTGTTTCGTCCCAGAACTCTTTGTTTGCGTTAACAATATCAATAAACTCTTTTGTAACCATAGGAGAGTGTTTGTTGTGCTTATCCTTGAAATTATACAATTTATTCATGACAGTAGCGAATGATTGTTTGACGTTTTTCTGATGGTTGGATACAATGAGGTGACTCGCTAAAATGTTATATTCGGGACGAATCGAACACATGGATGCGCACTGTTCCGCCATTAATTCGTCAATCTGGCGCGCCGTAATCCCATCATATAGCTGGTCAATGACTTTCATACCCAACGATGTGTAGTTGATTTTGATATTTTCTTCATTGCCAATTTTCTTCACGCGATTCAAAATCTTATTGAACGAAACCACCTCTTTCGACCCATTGCGCTTCGTAACAAACATTTCTGCTTCGTCGTCTTTGAATGATGACATTATTACTATTAATAAAATATGTGGAAATATGTTTATATATATTTACATATTTATTATGATTCAATAAAAAAATAATAATAATCCCAATAACCAAATTATAGAATACACATTTTTACAGTTGAATCCTTGGCGTCAGTGATGAGTGGTATGGTCTGGTCTGGTTCGACACTAGACGTATGACCCATTTTGGTTACTTCTTCTGTCACCACCACTGTATCTACTGCTTTTTTTCTAGATTTTGGTCCACGATGTTCATATCCAGTAACTCGTTCTTTGATAACAGTCTCCCAAAGGTCAGTTATAAGATGAATACCGCTATTAAACCACTTGATGTTTCGTTTAACCAATACACAAGACAATTCGTGCAAATAATAATACGCCTGTTTAATCAGAATGTGGGTTTCTGCGTGCAAATTCTGTGACGATACGATCCATTGGTCGATTGATTCCTTGTCCATATCTAGGGTAATATCGTAATAAACATAGAATGGTTTGAATTCATCATCATTTTTGTTTTTCAAGAATGACGGTTTCTTCATAAATTGCAAGATGACGCCTTTATATGATGCGTCAGTTGTGTTATCATAGAACATTTCTTCGGTTTCGTATTCTTTAAAACGTGTTTCCAGGAAATCACAATAGTCCAATTTACATGTTTCCATTTGAACTTGCATTTGAATCCAGTACTCTTCTTTCGGAATACCAGTAATATCTCTGTTTACGATATTCTTAATTTCCAACATACGTCCATATAGTGGACTATTCTTGTCGATATTAATTCCGTCTGGTGATGCACCAATGTATTCATAGTTTTCGTGTGTGATACAACCAAAATCACCAACTTTGGTTTTATATTTATCTTCGTAAATCATAACACTTACGGGTTCATATTTGTTTCCCCACTCCATTGGTCCACCGTAAAATTTGGAAGGGACAGAATTCACATTACATTTTTCAAAAATCAAACTATTGCGTGTAGCTTGTGATTTGAATACTTTCCATAAATTACTCGCGGTAATCATATTTTTACGTTTCATATACCATTCGTCACTTTTTTGGTCGGGTTGAGGTTTACTCTGTAAGTATTGAACAATGCTTTCATTAATGTCATCAAGAGTATTTGTGTCGGTATCAACAACATATTCGGGGATATCTCTACACATGAGAACAGTTTTAATAAAGTCGGGATATTGATTCGAATAAATATCACCAAACGTTTGGTCCAGACAATCAATCATATTTTTGGTGTAATTGTGTGAATAATAGTTAATTAGCGAATCGTCTAAGATCGTATTAATTGTTTCGTAAATGCATTCAATATCTTCGCAATGAATAGTTTCCTCGGAGCTGTCACTAACCTCATCACATTCGACACTTTCGTCATCAACATCCTCGTCATAAATAGCATCCAGGGCGGTTTTAATAGCTTCCATTATATTATATATTAAAATACAGTTTTTAATATATACTAATTCAATTTTAATATTATATATCCATTTCACTTATCATCGGTCGCGACTGTTACTGACGCAGTGTCTTTATCAGTTTTCTTCTTAGTTCTGTTCCTTTTCGGGGTTAAACTGGACAAAATACTCTTGTTTCCGTCGCGACGGAGTGAAAAGTTATGATTCGAATTGTTATAATAAAGACCAGGAATATTCAAGATCTTCATATTATCTTTATCGTAACTAACATCGGCAATTTTGGTTAGACGATTTTGAGCAATACAATTAATAAAATACTGTTTTAATGCAGGAACATCGCACTTATTGTCTGTACTGAACACATCAACGAACTCATTAAGAAGTTTAATTTTGATGTTTTTTTCCAGTTTATTCCAGGGTTTATTAATATATGATTTCGTATCGTTTTCCAATAATGTTTTAATATCTTCGTTAGTGTCGTTCTGTTCAAACATATTTATATCTATAATATATTTATATAGTTATATCTATACTATTAATATAAGTGTACTTATGGACAATAGAGCCGTTATAATAGAAAAGCGAACAGTTGTGTTAGAAAAGGTCAGAAAAAATAGAAAAATCACAACACATAAATCGTGGAAGAATGATATAGATTATGAGAATGAAATGGAAATATTATCGAACATACAATCTGGTGCGAATGAAAACAGTGCATTGTTATTGCAGTTAATTAAGTGTAAATTGCATTCGTATAAACATCAAGATAAGACAAAAAAGAAATATAATGCGGAGAAGTTCATGATAAGTGAAAAGGTAATCGAACTTATGACGGAGCAAAAGAATAAGTGTTATTATTGCAATGAGAATGTGATTGTATTTTACGAAAAGGTGCGCGAACCCAAACAATGGACATTGGAACGCATGAATAATGATTACGGACACAATGTTGATAATTGTGTGATCAGTTGTTTAAAATGCAATGTAACTAGGAAAACAATGTATCATGCGCGTTTCAAATTTACAAAGGAGTTGGAAATAGTAAAGATAAATTAATATGAGTATAAACGTATTTTTGTATTATATTTATACGCATGGAGGATATACAAAAAAAATTAGACAATTTCATTATAAATAATAGAATCCCTCATATTATATTTCACGGAACACATTATGTAAATAAACAAGAAATTGTGGATAAGTTCATCCAGAAAATTTACAATAATAAAGAACTGATAAAAGATAATGTATTGATGATTGACTGTGCGTATGGTCGAGGTATAAAATTCATCCGTGAAGATTTGAAGTTTTTTGCCATGGCGAACATTCACTCAAAGAACAATAAACTGTTTAAATCCATCATTTTAAATAATGCGGACAGTTTGACAGTCGATGCTCAATCCGCACTGCGGAGGTGTATCGAGTTGTTTAGTAATACGACGCGTTTTTTCTTAATTGTCGAAAATAAATATAAACTATTGAATCCGATTCTGTCGCGTTTTTGCGAAATATATATCCCAGAAACGATAGTGAATGGGAAAATCATAAAAAACAACATATCGCACGGGTTAGATGAGTTTGTTGAAAGCATTGATGAATGCATGGTGGATTTAATGAAAAACAATGAGCCAATAACACACATCGATTTATTAAACGTGAGTAATTTATTTTACGAAAATGGAATAAACTGTTTACATTTGATAGAGTGGTTTAAGGATAAGAGCAACATAGATTTATCGGTCGTGTCAAATGTATGTTTATATTTCGATAAAGTCAAATCTGAATTTAGAAATGAAACATTGTTAATGTTACACATTTTAAACTATTATTACTTTTCGTTCAAAAGTTGATATAAAAAAATAGAATTACTATATTTATATCATGGATGATTTTGTCATTTCAAATTTACACGAATCCAGAAATGAATGGTGCACGCGTCTAGTGTCCATTTTGAGCCCTTTGGTGATAGAGGGGTTTAAGTCCATATTCAATGAATCATGGAAAATGTGCATTGAGAACGACGAACTCAATAAATACCTAATGACGTTCCAGGAGTTATTGAAAAGTATCCCCAAATGGAATAATGAAATCATTGGGGAAGAGCGCAAACGTATTATTGAGCGCAGTGGTTGTAATTATTTAGAAGATTTAATCACATGTGTCCATATAATACAATTGAAAGTACTTACGTGCATTCGTGTCGGTAATAAACAAAAGAAAATCGACATTTCTACACCCAAGCTCGACGACTTTATTCATAAAGTATATATCCATTGTGCGCGTAAATTGTATTCCAATGTATACTTATTCGAGAAAAACATTTCTCCTTTGTTAATCCAGAAGAACAATCGCGAATTGGAAATCATTGTGCAGGAATGTATTTTGATTGCCATTCGTGATTCGATTCCGACCGAATCGATTATCCGCGCATACATGGACGAAGCACAAGAAGAAGAAGAACAAGTGTTCATCGAAGCGATCCCCAACCAAGACGAACCTGCGCCCACACCTGTGTCAATCGAAACGACACATGAAGGTATGACAACACAAGACGATTATTCCAATGTAAATGAAATAGTCGAGCAAGGTAAGAATCCCGAAGACATTTTAGGAATTGCCAACATTGACGACGAAACACCGATTACGAGATTATCATTTAATGATATGGACAGCGTATTGGACGGTGGGGACAATATTAAGAAAGTGGAAGCTCCCAAATCAATTGAACGTCTGGAAGAGATTAGTATGAATCGCGCATTGGAAGAACGATTAAATGCCCAAGATCCGTCTGATATTGAAGACGAATTAAAAATTGGAGAAGAATTAATTGATTTAAATGATTTTGAAGATTTGAGCATCGTGAAAAAGGACGAACCAACATTCGATGAAATCGTATTGGAAGGTATTGAAGAATTACTATAATAATACAGAAATGCGTATTATAAACTGAAAAAATCCATACTATTAATTTATTATGGAAAAAGAATTTAGTTTTTCATTGATTATTGTGCTTATATTTACATTATTCAAATTTCTCGAAATGAAATTTGTCGATAAAGAATTTAAACCGATTAAATTATTGATCCGCGATAGTTTAATGGTATTCGCTTCGTCGTTTTCGGGTGCATACGTGTTTTTGAATCATCATCAAACATTTAGTAATTTTTTCAGTGTTGTGACTGACACAAATATGCTTGACATGTCGGACACAAAAGTGTACACTGATACGCCTACGTTTTAGAGTGAAATACTTCTAAATTTGTATAAATGTTTTTTTATACAAATATACTATACATGGGCCAGCACGATTATACGAGTGATGCACTTACACTTCTCGAACAAGAAAAAATGAAGGCTATAAGAAGCGGGGATATAATACGCGCGAGTGCATATAAAAAAGCATACGAAGGACTATCATCTCATGAAGAACCAATATACGATATTAATACATTAATAAACATAAAGGGTATTGGCAATGGCATTCTTGCACGTTTAAAGCGGAAACTTGTGGGCACTGATGGTAATCCCCATGAAGTCGAACCGAGAAATAAAGCCGAATACAATTTGTCGGAAGCATTGATGAATATTCACGGCGTTGGTCCAAAAAATGCGGAAACGTTGATGAAAAAAGGTATATTATCAATCGACGATTTGCGTGAGAAACTTGCGAATGACCCTAAAATATTAAATGATGTTCAGAAAAAAGGACTGAAATACTATGATGATATATTACAACGCATACCTCGCGAAGAAATCGAAGTTTATATCAAACTATTTGAAAAAACATTCAACGAAGTCAAGGATGATAGTAGTCGATTTATAACGGTGGGTAGTTATCGTCGCGGAGCAGAAACGTCTGGCGATATTGATATCTTCATCAGTTCGGAAAATAAAGATGTATATAAGAATTTCGTTGATAAACTGATTAAGACCAATGTTATTGTAGAAGTTTTGTCGACTGGACCGACCAAAACACTTGTGATTACCAAGTTAGAAGGCGATAGTATTGCGCGTCGCGTAGACTTTTTATATACACCTCCGAATGAATATGCATTTTCTGTTTTATATTTTACTGGGAGTAAGATTTTTAACACAGTTATGCGGTCTCATGCATTGAAAATGGGATATACATTAAATGAACACGGAATTTCGATCAAAGAAAAGGGCAAACCGAAAGGAGACAAACTGGACCAAATATTTAATGACGAAAAGGATATATTTGATTTCTTTGGCCTAGAATACATAGAACCCAATCAACGCAAGAATGGAATAGCTGTGAAGAAAATCAACCCGACCCCAGAAACCCATACATTAAAGAATACGATAAAACAAAAAAAACAAAATAAATCGACGAAGAATAAGATACCAATTGTAATTGGTGAACCCCAAATACCTTCGGACATCCCCTCAACCAACGACCAGGTTACCATAAATGAATCGCCGATACCGAATGACGAAGCTCCGACAATAAAAGAGGATTATGTTAGAGAACCTATTTATCTTTCGCCCACATTAAAATACCATCCCGATAAATCTGTGAGTGATAGTGTACTGCAAACATTGGAAGTATTGTCTAGAAAAAACACGAGTCCATCTACGGTAACCAATTGTGTTCCTGAAAATACGATTTCAGTGCAAGTTAAAACACCGATCAATCTGCTCCCTGACAAATCCAAAGCAGTAACTAAAAAGAAACGAGGACGTACCAAAGGAAGTAAAAACAAAACTGTTAAAAATGATAAATTGCCTGAAATATTAGAAGAAACTATACGTGAAACAATGGAACATACATCTGAACAAAAGTTAGAACAACCAATACAAGAATTTAAAAATATTATTGAAGATATAAGTCAAAGCGGAGAACCTAGTGTTGGAGAACCTGATACAGAACGGATAGAGTCATTTACTGTACCAATTATTGATGTGAAGAAAGAAACTAAAAAAAAGCGGGGACGTCCCAAAGGACCTCAAAATAATAGAACAAAGAAGTTAGAAATAAAACCAGTTACTAATATACCAAAGATGTCAGACAAAGATACACTTGAACGTATGGTATTTTTTAAAGATAAAGGCATGTCATATTTGGAGTCATTGTCTGAGAAAGAAATCAATGCTATTATTATCCTAGGAAATACTCAATTCCATTCATTTGAAGAAAAAGGTAACCCGCCAACACTGAGCGATAACGAATTTGATATTGTAAAAGAGTATTTGGAACGTAAATATCCAAAGGCATCGGCATTACAAGAAGTGGGTGCAGTCGTGGAAAAACATAAAGCTGTTTTGCCCATGAATATGCCCTCGATGGATAAAATAAAACCTGCGTCAAATGCGGTTGATGGATGGAAAGGAAAATACAAAGGACCTTACTTATTATCTTGTAAGTTAGATGGTGTTAGTGGACTATATTATACATTAAACGGAGAACGTAAGTTGTATACCCGCGGTAATGGGTCGGTCGGTCAAGATGTGTCTCATTTATTAAAATACATTAATGTACCCGACGTAAAAGATATTATTGTGCGCGGAGAATTTATCATGACGAAGGAAATATTTGAAAATAAATACAAGAAGGATTATTCGAATCCACGAAACCTAGTTGCAGGCATTGTAAATAAGAAAAAACAGGATTTAAAAGCAAAGGACGTCGATTTCGTTGTTTATGAAATTATCGAACCTGTAAAGAAACCCACCAAACAAATGGAATTATTGAATGAACTAATGTTCTCGGTTGTTCAAAATAAAACAGTAAATGAAATAAATAATCAAGTGCTATCTGACCTATTAGTTGATTGGAGAAAGAATCACAAATATGAAATTGACGGTGTGATTGTAAGTGACGATGAAATATACAAGCGTGCTAACAAAAACCCTGATCATTCATTTGCATTTAAAATGGTATTATCTGACCAAGCCGCAGAATCCAAAGTTGTTGATGTAATATGGAGTGTGAGTAAAAACGGTTATTTAAAACCTCGTGTGCGAATTGAACCAGTTAATATCGGTGGAGTTAAGATTGAGTATGCTACGGGATTCAATGGCGATTTTATTGAAAAAAACAAAATCGGTGTGGGTGCATTAATTCAAATTATACGCAGCGGTGACGTTATTCCTTATATAAAGGGAATTACAACACCTGCCGAGAAACCTAAAATGCCCGATGTACCTTATACATGGACAAGTACACATGTAGATATCATGTTGACAGACAAAGAAGGGAATGTCGAATTATTGGAAAGAACCATTACTGCATTTTTCACTGGTTTAGAAGTTGCGAGCCTATCGTCGGGGAATGTGAAGCGAATCATTGCATCTGGTTATGATTCTATTTGCAAAATATTAGAAATGAAAGAAGCGGACTTTATGAAAGTGGACGGATTCAAGGAAAAGATGGCAAAAAAGATCTACGAAAGCATACAAGACAAAATGAAAACATCGTCGCTCGTTAAGATAATGGCAGCCTCGGGTAAAATGGGACGCGGTTTAGGCGAGCGCAAACTGAAACCGATTATGGCGAAATATCCCGATATTCTTAAATCAATGGAAAGTGTGGCGGAAAAAATAGCATTATTACGTCAAATAGACGGTGTTGGTCCTGAAAATGCGAAAACATTTGTTGACAATATAGATACATTTGTCGAATTTGTCAGTCAATGTAAATTAACATACAAATACGATAGTCCGACGGCAGAAACGGTTGCCACAACAGCTGCCGACGTCACGATTGACAAAACCCATGCGTTATTTGGAAAGAAAATCGTAATGACAAAGGTTCGTACAAAAGAGATTGTTGATAACCTTCCCATTCATGGTGCGGTATTAGAAAACAATATAACCAAGAGCACATTTGCTGTAATTACGAAATCCAAAGAGGATGTCTCGAACAAAATAATAAAAGCGCGTGAAATGAGTATTCCGATATATACACCCGAAGAGTTTATCGAAAAATACTTGAAATAAAAATATTTATACATTATAAATTGATATAATGTATAATCACGTTTCCGCACACATTTGCAAAAAACATCAATATCTATTAACAGAAACCCCATTGTCACCATGCCGTGGACGTTGTAGGAAATGCGAACATAAAAAGGTATCGGGATATACTAATCCAGACAGCATAGCCAATCCATTCGGATATCTATATTTAGTACCTGTATTATGCTTTGAATGTTCGGAAAAAGAAAAGAAATGTATGTGGTGTAGTCTATCATAATTTATTTATTTACGCTTACCACCAAACATGTTATCATCGTCGACAGCATCCATATCATACTCCGCTAGTTCCATTTCACTATTAAATTTGTCATTTGCTCTACTGAAACCTTGTATATCAACCGTATCTGTAATATTGTTCCCTGCATCATCTATTATTTGTCCGTTGTCATTGAAATCGCCAATTTTTTTATTATTGGATGCATATACCTCATAGTCTTCATGTACGACAGCATATATTCTTCCACTATTTGCCACAACATTTCCTTTATATGGGTTCAGGTAATCGCCTCGCTCCTTAGACTGATTGATCATCCCCCTTATTTTTTCTTTTTTCCTTCGATGAAATTCGGCATCGCTTTGCTTATCTCCTCCTGTTTTTGCGGAACTGCATGCGCCACGGCTTGCTTCCGAATATTTCATATATTCTTTAAAATTACATGTCGTATTACGGCGTCCTCTGCACTTCTCACATTTCTTTTGATATTGTTTTAGTTTCTTTGAATCATTGGCTTCGTCAATATATCCCGCCAATTTTTTACAAGTTGTGCAACGTCCAAATTTCACTTTCGGAGGACATTTTTTCGCGGCATCCGAATTGTTCATTGTGCTAATAAAACCATCTTCTGTATATGTTTTATTTTTGTAACAAACACGTTTATTGGGAGCAAGTGTGCTAACTGACGCGACAGAAACAAGAAGGATTGGAGCGACGATTGAAAGTTCTCCACCTTTTCTAAATTTTCTATTTTTAATTGTTTTATTCACCTTCGTCTTCTTGGATTTATTCGTCTTCGTCTTTGCCTTATTGGTTTTCCCTTTTTTCATTTTTATTTTATATATTAGCGGTATAAAATAAAAATATTTGTATAGGATCTGGTTAAAATTGATTATATTGTTATATAATTCGTATAACAATATACAATATAATCCATTCCAATGAATGAAATGTCGACGATTCATGACATAGAAGCATTGCGCAATACCATTTCGAATATCGCTGATGTCCCGCTTACAGTTGGGCATCTCATATTTTCATATATTCAAGGCGACTATGAAAATATCAATGCCGACGCCGAAAAGTCTATCTACATCTCGGAAACGATTGAAAATTCGATGCGCAACAGTGTACACAATGATGTCTGTACACGCAATGAACCGACTGACATGGACGCTAACAATTACAAATGGAATAATAAAGACGACCCCGTATCGTGTCATAAAGTACACTTTTACAATACAGTCCATAGTAAACACGGAGTATCAGATGAAATATTCAAAAACGAAATTGAGGATCATCTTAAATCGAGCAAATTCATTGGTCGTTTTGTGTTTAGAGGTAAAGTCGATAAAAATGCACTCGGGTACTATTTCTATTACAATAAAAATAGTAGGTGTGTCAAGAAACTGAAAGCATTATACCACAGTGACCGAGTGCATCAGCATCATCACTATAAATGTTGTTCACATCGAATCCCCCCTATGTCAATACGGTGGCAAGTATCGGTGCCGTCATGGGACTACATTAGAAATTGACCAGTTGGTAACTGGTAATATACTATTCCGAGCCGATCTGATTATATGTTTTTTTATTTATGTACTTTCACACACGATGGTACATTATCAATATTAAAACAGTGGGATTCATTTACAACGGGTTTATCCGTATTATAAATCTTAAAGAACGCATTATCAAGTTGTGAACGCGGTGTGTGTTTATTGACATGGCGTGCGATCATTTTGTATAATTTGAAATTAGGGTATCGTTCTTCGCCATTTTTTTTATATAAAATATTTTTATCATTATCGTCGGTACACCATTGAGCAATTAACTGTTGTAAACCATTCATGTTTGACACATCCATTTCACTGTCAATAATAAAATCATAAATGGAACATCCTAGGCGACACAAATCAAAACTATAATTCGGCATTATTTTCTTTTTTGATGAATCGAAAAATGGTTCGAAATTATATTGCGTGTGCGCATCCCCCCCTTCTTTAAAACTATCACTGCAATATGTAATTCCATTATAAGTCGCAATTGCGCGACCAAAATCAATAAGTTTATACACACGACCATATGTGGGTACTTCATATGTAACCGAGTTGTGCACATAATAAATATATTCGTAATCTACTTCATCGTACATAATATTGTTTGTATGGAGATCGTTATGGGTAAAATTAAAACTTTTTTGTAATGTGATAAGTATCATTATTACCTGGAATAGTGCTGAACGACCCTGATCTTCGTCAATTATTTCATTTGCCAATAAATGGTCAAATGTATTTGTGCATTTTTCGAGGCAAATCATTTGTACGGGAAAATCGTTTATGTATGCGTATACGGGTTCGTCTTCTTCATCGCCCTCTTCCTCTTCGTCTTCGTCTTCTTCGCATTCTTCGTCCTCGTCCTCGTCTTCATATTCCGAACCGTCTTCGTCGTCAGAATCGGATATGGCACTATCGTTGCTACTACTTGCATCATCGTCCTCGCCACCAACCTTATCATTCTCGTAAACCAGATCGAGAGAATCTTTTACAATATTAACGTCGTCTTCGTTGTTGATTGTTTCGACGTCTAGAATAACGTCGGCGTCGTCAAACACAAGCGTGGGTTTATTTTTCAATGATTGTTTATTAATAAGTTCGGTATATGAGTCCTTTTCAAAAATATTGGTATTAAACAATTTACCAAGTCCGTTCTCGAAAAAATCATATGATTGCAAATATTCTATATCATCGGCAATGTTAATGCGATATTTATTTTGAATACCTAAAAATGAGCCGTAGTATTCAACACTATTAAAAAAATTATGATGTTCTCGGAGTTTGTTTACTAATAGACAACACATATTATCTACATGAGAAGCATTATGAATAGAATTTATTTTGTAATGTAGATTCGGATTACCATTGTACGGAAGTTCTTTTAAATGAATGTCGTGTTTGTATTTGCCGATCATATAATGACAAGGGTCGAGTAACGGAGCATATTTGATAAATATATCCTTTTCTATTTTTTCATCCTTGTCATTTGTAACTGTTTTATTATCATAAATATGGTAACTATGGTTAAATTGGGCAGTTGTAAAGTTTTCTTTATTATAATCAGTGTAGCATGGATTGAATGCGATTAAATCCTGTATTTCGTAAGGATTGTAATCAGTATTGGGATTATCCCATAATTTGGGAGTAATTAATGTTTTTTCTAATAGTTCAACTTTGAATTTAGCCATTTGTTCTAATAATGTAATAATATTTTATAATCTTCTAAATTAAACACAATCGTTGTAACTATTGAGTTTGGTATATTCGTTGTAACTAATGTAAATCAATGTAAATCATTGTATATAATACGATAATGACTTTGGAATTAAAGAAATTTGATATGAGAGCAATCACATTTAAACCTGATGAAAATAAAGGTCCAGTAATCGTGATGATTGGTCGCCGTGATACGGGTAAATCGTTTTTAGTGCGCGATTTGCTATTCCATCATCAAGATATTCCCGTTGGTACAGTTATTTCAGGAACAGAAGCTGGTAATGGGTTTTATGCACAGCACGTTCCTAAACTGTTTATTCACGAAGAGTACAGTAGTATTTTAATAGAAAACATTTTAAGACGACAGAAAGCCGTATTAAAACAAGTGAAAAAAGAAGAAGCGGCATACGGTCGCAGTCGCGTTGACCCCCGAACATTTGCTATATTAGACGATTGTTTGTATGATCAATCTTGGACCAGAGATAAATTAATGCGCCTATTATTCATGAATGGTCGTCATTGGAAGGTGATGTTAATTATTACAATGCAATACCCTCTGGGTATTCCTCCGAATTTGCGAACAAATATAGATTATGTGTTTTTATTGCGCGAACCCTATATGACAAATAGAAAGCGTATCTGGGAAAATTATGCGTCCATGTTTCCTACCCTAGAATCATTTAGTGCAGTCATGGACCAAACAACAGAGAATTATGAGTGCTTGGTAATCAATAACAATTCCAAATCGAATAAATTGACAGACCAAATCTTCTGGTACAAGGCTGAAACACGCCCCGATTTTAAGTTGGGTTCAAAGGAATTTTGGGAGCTATCAAAAGGAATGGGTTCGGACGACGAAGACGAAGCGTATGACCCGAATAAATCGCGCAAGAATAGTAAAGGTCCTCAGATTAACGTTAAAAAGACAAAATGGTAAGTTAGTCAATTATTAATCCTCATCTTCGTCTGGGACGTTAATCATGATATCATAATCAGCAATGTCATTATTGAGATCGGCAATAGTCGCCAAAATATCATCATCTAGTGCATCATCTGTCACGGGCTCATCTGCCATAGGCACATCGGTATCTGACTCATCATATAGTGTTTCAATGAGTGCATTTGTGAATACACGACCGATTTCGCCTGGTGTATCTTCGAATTCCGCTTCCTCGCTTTCTTCACCGAGCTCATCGCTGTCACTGCCACTATCAACCTCGCTGTCACTGTCGTTACGATTTATATATCGCGGCATCATCTCTATATCACGGTAAAAAACATTTGTATCAGTCTCAGATTGTTCGTTTGAAGTTATATGATTATCCATAAAAACACCAACATCTTCTTTTTCATAAAACTCAACATAACTATCGTCAATTAGGACATGCGTATATTTATTAGTAAATGCACTTTTCCGCATCATCTGTTTACCAAACCGATTATTAAATGTGATAAATCGTTTAACTTTATTGAAAAAGAGTGTTTCATAATAATTTGTTTTGTAATTGTCATTATTGTATTTAAACAATAAATACAATCTATAATATGGTTTGAAAATCAAGATTAATCTATCTTTATCGTACTTCTCGTGTATCGTCAAAAAATGTTTCGCATGACAGATTTCATTATTAATATATAAAATCATTTGTAATATACATTTATGCAGTACGTTTTTTGACATATTTATTATTCGATCATTAATAAATGTTTCGCGCAATAATGTCATATTCATTTGAGAAAATATACAAATGTCAAAATCGCTTTTAAAAAACTGATACAGAATTTCATTGTGGTAGCATGTATCAAATTTCATTTTAAAATAAATATTATATAGATTCGCCTTGCTGAAACAAATATTCGTATATGGATTTTTAATAGGAATCGGTTCGACGAAATAATCACTTCCGCTTGTAAGCTTTTCTTTAATAATTTTGATTAGGTCATTTATTTTAAACAAATATTTTTTCTTTTCTTGGATAATGACAACGGTTTTCCTATCATTAATGTTTAACACATTATATCCAAAATCGTTTTGAACATGGACTTTATACAATTGTTTGTGTTTAACCAGCTCTTTAAATTTCAGTAATCCATGGTAACATTTTTGAATTTGGCGAAAAATATCAAAAATGTGTTTCTTGATCTCATTTGACATAAACACATTTTTGTCGTATGTGTCGTAGAAATCAAATTTATTAACAAAATCTTCATTATGTTCCTGGATACATAACTCTAAATAAATGCGTTTTGCTGATGCGTAATTATTATCCGTTTCGCAATAAACGCCGTTATTAAGCATTTCGTTTGTTAAATTCAAATATTCGGTGAAATTATCACCCATGTTGATTGGACCATAATCTTTTTCGCATTTACATATTCTATATATGATTGTCCGATACAGATCCATTGTTATATAAAAATCGAATGATATTTTTATATAATTTTACATAATTTTATATTGTATTATTTATTCTTTGGTGTCTGGTGCATCTGTCACTGCGGCATTATTAGCGATAGAATTTTTAATAACATTTGTATTGTGTTCGAGGATACCTTCATCCGTAGCGACTTCTCGGCTGTCAAAGTCGACATTTTCGGTTACGCCAGAAAGATTACCATCTTCGTCAATCGTCTGGGTAAGTACATTGCCAGATTTTTCCGCATTTTTGATGTTCTCTTCAATTGCTTGTCTCTTTGAATCACGGACGCGCTTTTCAAATTCATCCTTGGCTTTGGATTCGTTTTTGGTCTTTTCAACATGTAACTGATTGAGTTCTTCTTCCATAAATTCAATGCGACCAGTCTTGTACGCATCGGGATCCCATGGGATCCACATACCGACAGGGCCAACAAAAATATCATGATTGGGATCAATCTCGCGAAGAGATTTGCAACGAACTTCACCTTCTTCTTGCGTATTGTACACACCGCGAACTTTCAGTCCGCGCACAGATGTCTGGAATGCGTTTTCGCGGTTAAACACTTCATTTAGACGTTCTTCGTTCTTGTCGGTAAAAATCTTGTATTCTTCCTCGACACTCATGGTTTTGAGATTTTCCTTTTCTTCTTTGACGAAACTGTTGAAATCCTCAATCGCGTTTTCGACATTTAGATTATACTTGAATGCCATGAAATGAATAAAATCGAAAAACTTGGACATTGATTTAGTAAAATCCCATGATTTGACAAATTCTCCGAACAGAAAACTTTCGCGACGTTTTAAAACATTTTCGGGGGAAACGAATGACAGGCATGCGAATTTTTGCCCAGCGAGCGGGGCATCTTCATCGCACAGATCAATATATTTAGGGTTAGGTTTTCCATCAACCATCTTACTTTCGAAGCCAGACATTATATATATAATATGAGATTTTTATTTATATCCATTTAAGGAATTATTATGTATTTATATAATATATAAAATGGACGGTGTGTTTGATTTTCAAGAACTCGTGAAACGCGTAGTTAAATATTTAGTGGAAGGTATTGTGGTTGCCATTGTGGCATTTGCTGTCCCCAAGAAACAGCTCAATGTTGAAGAAGTGATCATCATTGCCCTTGTTGCTGCCGCGACATTCAGCATCCTTGATGTGTTCATCCCTGCGATGGGCGCGACCGCTCGCACTGGTGCTGGTTTCGGTATAGGTGCTAATCTCGTTGGATTTCCCCGCGTGGCTTAGGACACCTTCAATGAGTTAACCTCAAATAAAAATATAATATTTATTAAGTATATATAAATATTAGTATGGACGCTGCTTACAAAAGTATTATAATGTTTTATCAAACGACATTAAGAAATGTGGGTCTATATACGTCAATTTCATTCGGCGCTCTGGGTTATAGTCGCTATTATCGCGATAAATCATATATGCATAATGTTGGTATGATTCTAATTGGACTGCTATTCAATCTAATCGCATTTACTATTAATTATTTTCTTATTGGTGATATGGACAAGATGATACATGTATATAGTGAAAGTCATGAAGATATTAGTGTATTAGAAAAATGGGTAATACTCCCACAAGTAATATTCGTATTGCAACTATGTTTATTCTTGTTTGGGGCGCATACTCTATTAGTAAACATTAGACCGTAGGGAAAAATTCCCAATCGAGTGTTTTGCATACTTCTTTCCAGATCATATCCTGTTCCAGTTGTTTTTCGCGGTCTTTCATCATGGGAATAAATGGCAGGTACTGATCTTGATCTAACAATACACATAATTGATATAATGTGTATGTGTAATTGAAGAAATTTGTGCGATTCGGTGGACAATGTATGGCCCATGGTTTCTGTATTTCAATAAACAATACACAAAGCGTTTCGTGCAATTCCTGATTCATTAATGGCGGTTTGATGCCGAATATGGAATTAATATATTGAATGTGTTCGAAATATTTGTTCAGACCGAGTTTCCTCAATATTTCGCGCATCTTACCATAGTTCAATTGTAATTTATCCGTAATCCGCTCCTTTTTAATTCGATTGCGAATTGCCTCGATGACTTCGTCGGGTATTTGCGTGGTCTCTTTTGCTTGAAACTGTGCCAGGATTTCTTTAAAATGATTCAAACGAATATATGCGGTATACGATACTTCATTCGGTGGCTCTTTATTCGATGGTTTGTTTCCGTCCGTAATGTGAGTGATGAATTTCCCGCAACTTTTATTATTACAAATCAAAATACCCTCGTCTTCTTGTGCGATGAACTCGCCTTCGTTACAGAATATACATATGTCGCATAATAATACATAATCCGTTGTATTGATCTTTTCTTCGTTCACGTTTTTCCAATAATTTTTATACATTTGTTTTGATGCATTGTATTTTTGGTCTTGCAAATTACTGCTTTCTCTATTGTTTGCTTTGATTTTAAAAAATGAATTAATAACCGTGGTGCTTTGGTTATTGCTACCGATGTTGATTTTCTGTTTTTCTTCAAAATAATTAAAGACATATTGGGAATTTTCTAGGAAATAATTGTTCTTTTCTTTTTTGTGTTTTTTGATAGCGGAATTGATCTCTTTTAGATTATCTTTAATTTCCATGAATCGATCGATATCATTGGGTTTCAGCCCAGCAACTTCGCTTCTGAGTTTTTCCTTTTCGCTTTCGAGATTAGGTATAATCGTTTCTTCCAAATTTTCGAAATATGCTAGCATTTGATCATGTTTCACATCGATGGACAATAGAATTGCCGACGCTTTGTGTTTAGATGCCATTTACAAATATATAAAGCTTTAAATTTATATATTTTTCGACAATATATATATAATGTCCGTTCGATAACGTAAATATCACCCTCCTCAATCGGTATTTATTTTCGTATTTTTGTGCGGATTTAAATCTTCAAATGTGTATATGCAATCAGTAACAACAGATGGAAAAACGTCACCAAGAAATGTAGAAATAAATCAAAAAAAGTTTCAAAAAATGGTGTTTTTAACAAATGCGATTGAAGATGGATGGACAATAAAAAAATCGTCGGACAATTACATATTCTCTAAAAAACACGAAAACAAAAAGGAAGTATTTCAAAAAACATATTTAGAAAAATTCATTTTATCTAATCAGGACATTAACACCATTCATAATATTTAGTCACGCTCTTCCATTATTTCACTTAGTATGTGAATATCTAGCCGTTTGGGTTGCGCTAAATTATCATACATCTCATCGTCTCGCACACTTCCGCATACGCCATAATAATTAAATGAACTGTCATATAGTCGTCGAATTTCATCGGTTTTTTTATTTGGATGTTGCATTTCGAAAATTTCCCAATCGTTTTTCCCGAGATATTTCAACCAAAATACCCAAGGTTCAAAACATTTTTTGCACGTACCTTTGTCATTACCAAATCCAGAATGGTCAGGAGTATATTCTTTAATAATTTGACAAGAATTGCACATACATTTGGAGCAGATATGACAGGAATTTGACTGACTGCTTTTGTCACAACAATGACAGTTCATATTTTAGCTAGTATTTAATATGATATGTACTAAAACACAGACAATTCAATTTTTATGGTTAAACTCCACATGATGTATAGAGCCATTCGAGTTCCGATATGACATATTAATGATTAAACTGCAATATGGTGCATTATTAGACCCGCCGCAATATTTAGGTGAAACGTAAAATCCGCGATAAATATTAAGTAAATGTAATTAAAAACAATTAATTACATTTATTCCAGAATTATTTTCTTTGGTATATATATAAAATGGGTGGTGCTCTTATGCAACTTGTAGCTTACGGTGCTCAGGACGTTTTCCTTACGGGAAGCCCTGAGATTACCTTCTGGAAAGTGTCTTATCGCAGACACACAAACTTTGCGATGGAGTCGATCGAACAGACTTTCTCTGGTCAAGCCGATTTCGGCCGCCGTGTGACATGCACAATCAGCCGTAACGGTGATCTTGCTTACCGCACATACCTTCAAGTGACTCTCCCTGAAATCAACCAATCTGTGAACGGTTCGTCTGAGGATGTGCTCGCTCGCTGGTTAGATTTCCCCGGGGAACAACTTGTGTCCCAGGTCGAAATCGAAATTGGTGGTCAACGCATTGACCGTCAATACGGTGACTGGATGCACATCTGGAACCAACTTACCCTTCCTGCCGACCAGTCCGCTGGTTACAAGAAGATGGTTGGCCAAACCACTCAACTTACCTACCTTATGGACCCCGATTACTCGGATGTCGCTGGTGCCTGCGCCGCGACTGGCTCTGTGGCGCAGGTGTGCGCCCCTCGCAACGCCCTCCCTGAAACCACTCTTTACGTGCCCCTTCAATTCTGGTTTTGCCGCAACCCTGGGCTCGCTCTTCCCCTTATTGCTCTTCAATACCACGAAGTCAAGATCAACATTGATTTCCGCCCCATCGGTGAATGCCTCTGGGCCGTGACCAACACCACCGGTGGCAAATCTGTGTCTGCCGCTTACCAACAATCTCTTGTTGCCGCGTCTCTCTATGTTGATTATATCTTCCTCGACACTGATGAACGCCGCAAGATGGCCCAAAACCCCCACGAATACCTCATTGAACAAGTGCAGTTCACTGGTGACGAATCCGTTGGGTCTTCTTCCAACCGCATCAAGCTCAATTTCAACCACCCCTGTAAAGAACTCGTGTGGGTGGTCCAACCTGACCAAAATGTTGATTACTGCGCGTCCCTTGAAAGCACTGATACCACTGGCGTGTGGGGTCTTTACGGTGCCCAACCTTTCAATTACACGGATGCCCTTGATGCCCTCCCCAACTCGCTCGAAGCTTTCGCCACATCTGCTGGTGCTAGCGAGGTGATCAGTGGTAACCTCTTCGTTGATGGCCCTACTGCCCCCTCTGATGCGTCTCGCAACTCTACTGTCGGTGATGCCGCCTCGTTCGTGCTTGCTGAATCCGCCATGGATTTACATTGCTGGGGCGAAAACCCTGTTGTCACTGCCAAGTTACAACTTAACGGCCAAGATCGCTTCTCTGAACGCGAAGGATCTTACTTCGACGTGGTGCAACCTTTCCAACACCACACCAAGAGCCCCGATACCGGCATCAACGTGTACTCCTTCGCTCTTCGCCCCGAAGAACACCAACCTTCTGGCACATGCAACTTCTCTCGCATTGATAACGCTGTGCTTCAACTTGTTCTTTCCTCCAACACCGTGTCTGGTGCCAACACCGCCAAGGTGAGAGTGTACGCCGTCAACTACAATGTGCTCCGCGTGATGAGTGGCATGGCAGGTGTCGCTTACAGCAATTAAGCAGCTTATCTCAATTAAGCAATATATTATATTATATTTGAACTAATATATAATAACTAAAAATAAATTATCATATAAATTATTTTTAAAAGTGTCCAAGGTACGTAATAAAATTGAATGTTAAGTGTTATTGTAACACACAATATAACTGCTATTATGAGTGAATGTCCAATTTGTATTGAACCCTATAATAAATCGACCAAATCTCCAACGTGTTGCAATAATCCGTCATGTAAATATAAAGCATGCAAATCATGTACCCGAACATATTTAATGAATTCGACCGTTGATTTACATTGTATGAATTGCAGGAAATCATGGGATCAGGCATTTGTTATATTGAATTTAAACCGTTCTTGGTTTGTTAATACTTATACGCCACATCATAATAATGTATTGTTTGAACGTAATAGTGCATTGATTCAGGACACTATGCCAGATGTAGTGGTTTATGTTGAAAAAAAACGGATTCGTAAAATAAATGCTCCAAAAATCAAAGACATTCGAACACAAATAACGACAATTCGCGATAAAATGTCCAAGATGCAAAACGATAATAGAATACAAGAAGAAAACGCACGGAAAATATATATTGATTCGTTGCGTATGATTCGACAAGCACAAGAAGTCATCAATATCGATTTCAACACAGAGATATTAACATTGCAAGAAGCGCGCACAGAATTGGAAAATGAATCGGGTATTGAGACGAACGAAAAGAAACAGTTTATTATGCCATGCCAAAAAGAAGAATGCAAGGGGTTCTTATCTACACAATATAAATGCGGTGTATGTGAAACCCAATGTTGTCCCAAATGTTTGGATATCATTGAAGATATGAAAAGAAGTGAACATGTATGTAACGAAGACCAAGTCAAGACTGCGAATAATATTAAATCAACGACAAAGCCGTGTCCCAAATGCGGCGAGCGTATATTTAAAACGGAAGGATGTAATCAAATGTGGTGTATTACTTGTCATTGTGCGTTTGATTGGACAACAGGACGCATTGAAAGCGGCACGGTACATAATCCCCATTATTTTCAATTTCTACGCGAAAATAATGGTGGTGCGGCGCCTCCGCGACAGCCAGGAGACGACCCTTGTGGAAATTACACGCGTGTATTGAATAACATTATTAACGCGTTTGGTAAAAGAATATATTTGGCGGAGAAGCCCGATATAGATGTAGATATCATTGCTCAACATGCTACTGAGAATCAAAACGACAGTATATTGAAAACAATGAATCCAACATATCATATATACGCAGAATCCATCTATAATTTTACACGTATCATTACACATTTCCAACATGTTGAAATGACGACTGCTCGACACCATTTAACTACGAGCGAAAATGTAGTTAACGAACGCGTTCGATGGATCGTGAAAGATTTGAGTGAAGAGTCTTTTCGCGCAGCGATCAATGAGAAGAACAAAGTGCGTTTGAAATATACTGATTTGATGTATATTTATGATCTGATTGTAAATGTCAGTAAAGACATTGTTCAAGGTCTTCTGATGAAAATTACCGATAATAATATACACATCGATAGCGTCGCACTGAAAGAAAAAATAGATTCAATTGACATTGATGTTTGGAAAGCTCATTTTGAATCCACATTCAATGAGATACAAAAGTTTATCAAATACTGCAATGATCAATTCAATATTATTAGTATGTCTCATAATTGTCGCGTTCATCTTATCACATCAGAGAAAGTTACTACGCGCAGGCGTTATCATTTATACAATCGAAGACATACTTTGCACGATGCATTTACTTTCCGTATCAAAACAACGCGTTCCAGGATTGGAGATGTCAAAAAAATCATGACTGCGAATGAACAGTCCGTATAATTTAACAATTATGTAGCTAACAACAACATAATCCAAACCATCTCCTATCCCGTTTCCATTTGGTCGGGATGTTATATTTTCCCATCGCAACGCATAATGTGCATATATAATCTTCATTACAATCGCTGCATATTTTTTTACCACATGCGACACAATGTATTAGGTCGGTATATTTTTTACAAAGGAAACATGAGACAGATTGCTCTCGGGTAGAGCGTGGACGAGTTGGTGTACATATTGGGCCACGGCGCTCGGAGCCACGCAAACTATTCCGTAATTTTTTACGCATTTCGGTTATTCTTTCAGTCGTTTTATCACTTTCATCAGTTATATCTGATTTTACTGACGCGTCAACTGAAAATTCGGACAGTTCATCTGTATTTTCTGACATTTTATAGTATATCACTATATAATTATAATTTTATATGTTTATAAAAAATAATATAAAGTTCAACGCACTATACTTATTAATAAGAATGTCTACGCGTTATTCCACTACACAAAATGATTTATTACTATCCAGTTTAATGAATTATTATGTGAATAAAGAAAACTTGGATAAAATCATTTCAGTAATTAACGGCGAAGGTAAGATATCATTACGAATTATCGATTGGTTTGTTACCAATTATGCGAAAGAAAAATATGTCGTCTATGAATTAAACGGCGAACGGTTTAAGGTATTTCATGAATACAAATTAAAATTAAAGGCATATTCTAAAAAGCGGTTTGATCCATTTTGTCGATGGGATCGCATTTGCATTCCATATGACGATAAGCATAATATGGAAACAACGATTGGACAACTGAATTTCTTTCGCTGGGCGTTACAATCTAAAATATTGGATTATATTGAGCAAAATTACAATGCGATTGAAAAGGATATGAATTCGCGAAACACGACTTCGCGAAAGAAACAAGAGCAAAATACCGAAAATAAAACGCGGAAAAAAAGAGAGGAATTGTCCGTTTCCGCATGCAAATGTATCAAAAAAGAGAATGTACATATTGTTGTCAAATTCAACTGACGACTACATAGTCATATTACTACATAAACTGATGAGTAAATGAAACCATCTGGTCTGTCCATAATTTAAAATAATATTGTTTGTCGGAATCATTCTCGAACTCAACATCCGTTTGAATACGCAGCATCTTCTTTTTATTGTTTTGGAATAGCCACGCGCGGTGCGCGTCATCGCATTGTTGCAAGTATGCTACTGGTATTTCGGATTCGCCCGTTCGATTCCTCATATTGATACGATTATGGCAGTTAAAAGGACTCGCGTCTACGTAAATAAGTCCCGAGAGCGGAAAATCATCCTTGAAAATTTCATAGAACTCTAAATAGACTTTGTAATTTATGTCTTCGATTTTCTTTGATTCGTACAGCATTTTCGCGAAAATATGATAATCGGCGTCCAGAGATCGTTCACAAATCATTACTTTGGCGTGAGGATTCGCTTTAATCTTTTCACGCATCTTTTTAATTCGAGTCGCAAAAGCCATCACTTGGAAAGAGAAAGCATACCTTTCTTGATCTCCATAAAACTTTTGCAACATGGTATTATTATCATCATCCTTGATGTCTTCCCATAGATCGGTTGGTTCAAGCATAAAAATGACGTCGGCATTATGTTTGAGTTTTTGTTGAAGGACGTTCAATAGAGTGGATTTTCCCGCCCCGATATTTCCTTCGATTGATAGAATCTTCATTATTGGTATTATATATGATTAACCCATATATAATATTTACAATCAATTTTATACTGGCGATAAGGTATATTGACAATATACAATGACGTATGTGCTGCGATTTCATTCATCATATCATTATTTTATTGGGTTTAAATTTTAATATATCATTGATAACATTTGTCGTTTGAAAATGTTCGGATGTGTAAATATCTTGTAATAATATCCATTCGAATAATCCACCCGTGTATACATAAATGTACATGAATCCAAATTCACTTAATTGTGACGCTTTTATATTCACTGCGAGGTCGTTACAATGTTTGCCGTAAATAACCATTTTCTTGGATTTGAAATCATAATTATCTATAAGTGTATTGATAATCTGTGTTTCTCGATTAATGTCAATCGTGTTTATTATTAAACACTCCTGTTCCGAATGGTCCATTGTATTTATAATGATTGCATTCGAGTCCTTGGTCATGTGTTGCATGTTTTGAAAATTAATCGGTTCGACGCATCCTTTTTTTATGAAAAAGTTAAACATTATTATTTAAATATTGGTTACTATACTAACACTATTATATTTATACCATTGAACCCCGACTAATTAAATAATACGTCAATCTAATGTAAATCCATGTATAAAAATTGAATATAATGAATATCAATCGTTTTATATATACTATATCACAATGGACCTAAGACAATTAAAACTAACGAGAAAGGAATGGGAAAGCCTGGAAGTACCCGTCGACCTCGGGGAGAAACACATTTTGAATATGATTAATGATGGATATTCCAATTCGAATATTTATTATAACGACAATCAGTCATTGACCACGTTTTTGAAAATCGACACACGTAATGAAATCATTCATCACTACTTATATAACAAATATTTCAAAAATAAAGTGGACAAGATGTGCGATAAATATCATTGTGCTAACAAATTCTCATTTATTAAAGAAAAAACCTCAAAACAACAAAAACTAAACAGCAGCGATACCGTGCGAATCCAGAATTTGGATGAAAATATCGACAATTACAAGCAACACATCTTCGAATTTCTTCTGATTGAATTGTGCGAACATATATTGAAAAATCTGCACAAGAAAAGACAGAATTATATTAGTTATCTGTATTCTCTTATCCAAATGCGAAAGTCATCTATTATTAACATCAATGCAGTGATCATGGACCTAGTGAAACATGTCATCGATTTTGCGTCCCCAAACATTACTCCGAATGTTATTTTGAAAAATGCGCACAATTACATTGAGAAAAATGAATATCTATTGAAATCGGAAGACAAAGTGCTATTCGGACATCAAAAGGAAATCTACTCAATTGTCAAAACAAACAAACAACCCAAACTCATATTGTATTGTGCTCCTACTGGTACGGGCAAAACGTTGACTCCCATTGGTCTTTCAAATGGGTCTAAAATAATATTTGTATGTGTCGCGAGACATATTGGATTGGCATTGGCGAAGTCGTGCATCGCGGTCGGTAAAAAGATTGCATTTGCGTTTGGATGTGATACCGCGGATGATATTCGATTGCATTATTTCTCGGGCAATAGTTTTATCAAGCACGAACTGAATGCATATGATAAATGTGTGTGTGGACATCGCAGTTGTAATAAAATCGGCCAACCAATCAAATATAAAAGTGGTACACGGAAGATCGATAATACGGACGGATCAGCTGTTGAAATCATGATTTGTGACATTCGTTCATATTTGACATCCATGTGTTATATGAGTGCATTCAACAACAAGGAAGATATTATCACTTATTGGGACGAACCAACGATTACACTGGATAGCGAGGACCACGAATTGCACAGCATTATTCAAAACAATTGGGCAAAAAACACCATTCCGAATGTGGTATTGTCGTGCGCAACTTTGCCCAAATCGCACGAGATTAACAGCGTACTGGGCGATTTTAAGAATAAATTCGAAAATGCGTCCATATTCAATATCAACAGCTATGACTGCAAGAAATCGATTCCCATCTTGTCGAAAACGAATGTGTGTATGCTACCACACAATATGTATGAGAAATACGAGGATCTACAAAAGTGTGTTCGTTTTTGTAAGGATAACAAAACGTTGCTGCGATATTTTGATGTCGAACAAATTGTAGACTTCGTTTATTATTTGCATCAGAATAATCTTATAGATGATGATTATACCATTGATAATTATTTCGATAGTATTGAAAACATCACAATGAATAGTTTGAAAACGTATTACCTCACGTGTCTTGAAAAGGTGAAAGAGGTGAATTGGGAGAGTACGTATGCGTATTTCAAAGCGAATGAAAAAGATAAGTTCGCGAAGACAAAAACGGTATTTGACGCGAACGCCCCCAAAAAACCTGGAATTCTATACACGACGGCGGATGCACATACGTTGACAGATGGACCGACCATTTATCTATGCGAAGATGTCGAGAAAATCAGTAAATTCTATATCCAGCAAACGAAAATACCTGTTCCCGAGTTCCAAAAGATCTTGGCGAAGATTAATAAGAACAATGACCTCACACAAAAAATTGACCACTTTGACCGTATACTCCAAAGTAAGGAAACCGTCCATGGCGATGATGATAAAAAATCGAAATACAAAGACCCTGTTGATAGAGAGAGTGTCGGGATGATGAACGAAATAACTAAACTGCGGAAACAAATCATGATGGTTTCCCTAGATTTTAAATACATTCCAAACACGACGCAGCATCAGAAATTGTGGGTGGATGGCGACGAAATGGTCGAGAATGCGTTCATTCCAAACATTGATGAAGAAAGTGTAAGGAATATCATGTTGCTGACGATTGAGAATAGTTTAAAAGTGTTACTCATTCTGGGCATTGGTGTTCTTCTCGATGTCGAACATAGTGATTACAATGAGATTATGAAGAAAATGGCGGAACAACAACGATTATTTATGATTATCGCTTCATCCGATTATATTTATGGAACAAACTATCAGTTTTGTCATGGGATTATTGGCAAAGATCTTGAAAATATGACGCAACAGAAAACATTACAGGCACTGGGTCGTATCGGTCGTAACCAAATTCAACAAACGTATACCATTCGTTTTCGCAATGATGAGTTCATTTATAGATTGCTCGAAGAACAGACGCACAACATTGAGGCAATCAATATGAATAAGTTGTTCGTTTCGGACTAAATATATTTTACATATGTGACGTAGTACCCGAATGATAATCATACCAATCCACATTTTTTTATTTTTATGATAAAGAGTGTTAGATTCTAAATAAATAATATAATATTTTATTTAGAATCAATATTTTAGTTTGGGTAACGCATAATACTTACCTACGTTCATCCATAATAAAATACTCAGCGTAAAACCGACAATAAATCCAGCTACATGTTGGTCGGGGTGATTATTCATGAACGGCATAGTTAAGAAAGGACCGATGAAAAAAGTTAATATGGAGTAAAATACCATAATGGCGATTGAAGTGTTTGTGCTTAGATGCATAAGAATCTATATAATGTGTAAATATTTTTATTACACATCATATTTTTGATGATGGACCATACGATTATTTAGTTACATGAACTTAGTAAAATCAACAGCATAAGGGTTAGACTGTAAAGCGTTATTTAAATCAGGAGTCACACGGTCATTGTTAATGCCCGAATAAAGACTATTGTCATTCTTGGACGATACGCCCATATGATTGGATGTTATCATTTGTCCAGGCTTTGATGCAGTTAAAGGACGCGTGTTCTTCATGTTACTGTCGCGGTTGTTTTGCGCAACATTTACATGATGATTTGTTAATTTCATATTACCAGGATTCATGCGACCATTAATCGTTGAACTTTTAATCTCATTGTTACGTTGGTTGTATTCCGCAACATTTGATTTCATTTCCTGTGTACGAGCACCAGCAGACGCATTACCAGCGTAAAAGAAGTCGTCGGTTTTGTCGCGCGCATTTTTAACAGGATTGTGTTCAGTCACTTCGTACGCACCACCACGTTGGTTACGATTCACATTGAGATGATATTTCGATTCTTCCATTGTTTCACGATGGGTTGTGGGTGTCTTTTGTGTTGGGTCGTAAATATAGGTTTCCGACACGCGCGTGCCAGGATTTTGGTACGGGCGCATTGTTCCTACCGCATTTTCCTTACGAGAAGGACGTAATAAATCCATTACTGGCGCGATAGCCGCACTCACCGAATAACCGATACCACCAAAATAATTGGAATCGTTTGACCGATTGTTAGGGTAAGCCTTCTTACTTTTAATACCATAATCACTCTCAGTTGAATTGTTTTTTTGTTTAGCATGGGCTCCACCCATTGGCAGTTGTCCTAGCGCAATATGGCGGGATTTTTGCACTTTACCAGGAACATATTCGCCGCTAATTTGATGTCCAGCAGCACCTTCATATTCGCGACCAATTTCTTTGCGATTAGTGAAACGGTCGTTTTCTATGGGGCGCATTGTTTCGCCTTTTACTAAACCGCCCGTGGTAAACCAACGTTCTTTACCATTTTCATAATGACGATCGGGGCGGTTTTTTTCCTGTTTGCCCATTTGTCCCATATTTTTAATGCTCGCTACACCTGGTCCTTCGAGACCGATTAGCGAATTACCATTGGATTTGGGATTATTCGCAACGCGTAAATCATCCACGTTCTTGGGCATCCACGCTTCGCGATTCATCATGCCCGCATTGAAACCGTCACCACCAGATGTGCCGTCACCCATACCTAAACCAGGCGCAACACTTTCCTGTTTGAATGGATTTACATTCGCCATTTTCATACTTTGATTGACGCGCGATTGTAAAAAATCATTTTCATTGGGCGCACCGTTGGCAAATTGGAGATTGTCTTGGGGAGCAAAGAGAGGCGCAGACTCCGTTTTATTAATAATTTGAGAACCAGCACCTGTATGGCTATCTAATATCGATTCAGAGGTTTTATCTTCCAGATTCACAGTGTGGGATTTACTTCCGAAAAACGGAACCATATTATTATGTTCAAAATAATTGGATTGTACAGTGTCTCCTGATAATGATTGAAATTGTTCATTCTGTGCATTGTTGGACGTAGGTGCTGTTTGTTTCATACCACCCTTGTCAAAATATTTATCAGTATAACTTCCTTGACTGTTATCGTATTTGTGAACCTGTGATAAACGTTCGGTTTGTTGTAATTCGTGATTCACCACTGGATATTCATTCGGGTAATTTTGATTACTAATGTTTGTGTTGGGTAACTTCGTAGTATTAAACCCTTCTTTCTTTTTACATTGTTTATTTACAAAATAAAGAGAACCTAAGGCAAATAGTGGGATCGCTGCTTCCATAATATAATTATAATAGGTATATAAAATAATTATATATAAATTTTTTACTTATGATTGTCTTTTACTAAATTGCGCGAGCTGCTATTATTTTCGAAATTCTTTTCTACATGTGCTTGGGGATTTTCGAATGGCAATTCCCAACGATTTTGCTCTACATCTAAATACGTCCATCCAGGATGACTCGCACGCGTCTGGTCAACAAAAGAACCGACTACTGCGTGAGAATGAGGCAAGGAAAATGTTGTATCGTCTTTGTAATTATTCAGATTTACATTATCACGCGTGTATTTACGTGTAATCCCTTTTAAATTACTTTCTAAATCAACGCCATTTGTTCTATTATTCGCACCCCACTTTCCCAATCGAATATGAGGGTCTTCGATGTACGGCAAGTTTTCACCAGGACCAGGGGTGTTTAATTGATATCGTCCAGTAAATGAACTTTCTTCCATTTGTTTCTTTATACGAGCGTCATCATCATGAAACCGAGTAAATGACATTTATAGTAATAATATATACTGTACACATATTTTTGTATTTTTATACACATATGAAGAATGTCCAATCGTTTATATTGCGAACATTTTTACACGAATCATATTACAACATTACTGCACACGGAAACATATATATTTTATTATATAACAATTTAAATATATTTTTTGTGTATATGTCAATGACGAATATTACCTTTTGCACCAGCTGGTATAATGTGAAATCAAAGTTTGATATAACTATTTATCAAAAATGGATGTCGAATATAATACAGCACGTCAATAATTTCAATTTAATTATTTATACAAATAAAGAGAGCTATTATGTATTGCAACCATTAATTAAAGAGAATAAGAAAATAAAGGTTGTTTTTAAAGAATGGGACGAATTTTATGGATTCAAATGGAAAGACGAATGGTCCAAAAATCACGAAAATAATGATTCATTAAACGATAAAAGTCGGTATAATACAGATTGGAAATTAAATATGTTATGGTCCGAAAAAATACACTTTGTAAAGGAAGCCGCAGAAAAACAATATTTCGATACAGACTTTTATGGTTGGTGCGATATAGGTTATTTTCGCAATTCAACTGTCGCGAATTGGCCCAGTCCAGACAAAATAGAGCAGCTCGAACCCAATAAAATATACTATGGACGTGTCGGATCTAAATCATCAATTAATCATCTGATGAGAATCATATTAACGAAAAACGAACAGAATATGCCCAGTGAACCTATACCCATCCACCAAGTATCATGCGCGGGGGGATTTTTCATAAGTCATAAAACGAAATTGGAATGGTGGCATACCACTTATTATAATCGACTGGATGAATATTTCATAAATGATTATTTGGTAAAAGATGATCAAATGATCGTAATCGACTGTATTATGAATAACCTGATAAAATTTAAAATGGTTGAAGAATCCGACCCGTACAAAGACAAATGGTTCGTGTTTCAATCATATTTGAAATAATAAATGTATTATTATTATTATATATTTACACAATTGAAGATTTAAAGTGAATAATTTACAATGTATAATGATAAGTATTTTAATGCCAATATTCAATGGTATTGAATTTATCGACGATTCTGTACCAACCATTATGTATCAAACTTTTCAAAATTGGGAATTGATTATCGGCATAAACGGACATGCGCAAAACTCGGAAACGTATAAAATAGCAAAAAAATACGAAAACAAAGATGCTCGCATTAAAGTTATGGATTTGCACGAAATAAAAGGAAAATCGGAAGCATTGAATGAAATGTTAAGGCACTGTCAATACGATTGGGTAAGTTTACTAGATGTGGATGATAAATGGTTGCCTTTGAAACTGACCTCACAACTTCCATACATGACTGATTATGATGTCATCGGTACGCAATGTAAATACTTCGGGGACTTAAATGCCGTTCCGCGAATTCCAGTGGGCAATTTAATGGGTTATAATTTTTTAGCATGTAATCCAATTATAAATAGTAGTTGTTTACTTAGAAAAGAATTGTGTTTTTGGGACAAAACTGTCGATGGTGTCGAAGACTATGATTTATGGTTACGTTTATGGGAACGGGGGAAAAAATTCTACAATGTGATAGGCGTGCAAGTTATGCACCGCATTCATCAAGACAGTGCATTTAACGCGAAAGGTAATCATTCGAAAGTGGATGAATTGTTGGGGAAATTTCGATAAATTATTATTATTATATTTTTATACTATGTTATCACATAGTACATCATTTATTTTACTTGTCTTACATATACCGAATGTTTTCCTATGCATAGTTGTAATCCCATGTTCTTTTATACCGTCAATATGACGCTTCGAACCATAACCCACGTTTGAATCTAAATTGTAATATTCCGACAATAATGGATATTCTTCACACAATTTCGAAACCGCCGCATCTCGCGTTGATTTTGCGACTATACTTGCTGCGGCAATACCGACATATTTACCATCTCCTTGCTTTACCGTCTCATAATTTAACGTAATTCCATTCGTGTGTACATATGGCGTGAAATAATTCCCGTCAATTAACAACAATATTCTATCATAATCGACGGACTTGCACGTTTTCGCCGCCATACTCTCTATAAATTCAACGGAGTGTTTTATGCACTCTCGCATACCCTGCATCACTGCTTGCAATATATTTATTTCATCAACCACTTTGTTACTCATAAATGATGTATGATGATGTAACACATTTAACTTTATATTTTCACTTTCAATAATCAGTTTCTTTTTGCTGGTAAATTTTTTACTATCTTTAATATTTGAAATATCGAAATTGCATGTTTTAGGTAAAATCGTACTGGATACTACAACATCACCAAACATGCACCCTCGACCAACTTCGTCAATACATATCTCATAGTCGTACTTCGCTTTGTCGTAATAATAGTCCAGCATTATTGGTATGATTTAGAGAATACAGTTTAAATCACTTTAAAATATGTATCTTTTTTTTATAGTAATATAATATATTAAAGTATGAAAATTAGTTTAACACCTATACTATTGCTATTAGGGATAATTGCTGTTCTAGTCATATCACTTTTCATGAATAAAACAACCATAGAAGAACCATTTTCTACATATAACTACGATAAAGATGTTAACAAAGAATTCATTATTTTAACTTACCATGGTGAGAGACATGTTACCAAGTTATACGATAATTTATATTTCGACAAATCCAATAGAAATATTATAGAAGTTATTTCGGACGAATATGACGCGAACGTAACTGCTCAACCCCAAGGCACATACACACAAATAAATATTAGATATCATGACAATGCTGTCAACACAACAGAGATCATTCCTAAAATTGATAAGGAGGGCGATTATTTGGACAATGAGTCAGACGAAAGTGGTTTCAAATTTAAAACCAGTGCGGATAAATATTACGACTTTGATACAACAAACGAGTATTCCAAATATAAGGTTGCTGTGTTTGAAAAAGATAAGGATACAGTGATTCATATTATGGATACAACCAAACACATTTCTACATCCATATTTACATATGGTGCGGAGGGTACTGGGTCGGTTGTGCACAAATCATTAAATGCGCTTGCTGTACCTATTGCTTCGAGCGAAACATTTTCTAACATCAAAGAAGGGGTAGAGAATAAATTGGCTGGAAAAGTGTTACCTAAATACAGCGCGAGTCGCGTTTTAACCGAATTAATCAGTGATAATATGTATATTGATATGCGCAATTACAATATTATCGGACAAATTACTGATGAAAGTGTATCCGTGATTAAAACGGACGGCACAAGCGTTACTCAATCCGAACCTGCGGATGATATTGCTGATAAAGTCGATATTGCAACTGTTTCGGTTAAGCCAATGTATCCCGACCAGCCTGCTATTGCTATTTATACCCCCACTGGATTCTATTTCATGCTTTTCACCAGCGAACTTGGATTAGAAATCGCGAAATTTATTAAAAAGAATACAGCTGGTCAGGTGAATGCCAATGCTGGTACCGCGCCAGCGAGTGGCTCTGTCGGCACAGTAGATGTATCCCAATCCACAACTTCGTGTGAAGTAAATGACAACACAAAATCCGATACGGATGACCAAATGTCTAAAATATTTAGAAGAATGATTACCGATTACGCGGGCGATGATTTCATGTTAAAAACTGAAATTGTACCTCCTGTGTGTCCTACCTGCCCGAGTTGCGTAGGGGATTGTAATAGTGTTTGCACTAACTGTGGTGGTAATGGAGGTTCAGGTACACAAGGTTCAAATGGTTCGTCCCTAACCACAGACAGTGAGACAACTCATACTACCGACAAAAATGGCAATGTGATCATTCGAACAGTTGACAGTGCGGGTAATGCGATTATTAAAATCATCGATAGCGCAGGCAATGTCACTGTCAAAACCATCGATACTGCTGGAAAAGTGATCGATAGTACGGTTGCTGCCGCAGGACAAGCGATCAGTGATGTCAGAGATGGTGTCAAAACCGTAAGCACGGATGTGTATGATGGCGCAGGTAATGTGATCAGTGATGTTGGTGATGGTGTCAAAACGGTCAGTACTGACGTGTATGATGGCGCTGGTAATGTTATCTCTACCGCAGGCGATGTTGCACAAACTGTCGGTACTGACGTGTATGATGGTGCGGGCAATGTGTTATCTACTGCGGGGGGTGCAGTAAGTGCGATTGGAAAGGGGTTATCCACTGTGACACAGGATTTATACGGCGGGATTAAAGGACTGGGTGTTGGTGCGACTTCAATGGGCCAATATAATCAAGGTATGGGACAAGGTATGGGACAAGGTATGGGACAAGGTATGGGACAAAGCGCGAATCAAGGACCGAATTCTCGTGTTTCATACGAAAACAGCATTTCAAATTACGATTATTATGGAGCACTTCCTGCAAAAACGA